GCCGTAGCCGGAGCCGTCAAGAGTCAGAGTAACTTCCACTTGCTCTGCTCCACGTCAATAAGGCTAATCAGCGCCTTGAAAGGAACGCGCACGGTGCCAACCATATCCAATGCGGTTTTGGATAGCGGGCCATTGACAAGCTCCCCAAGCCCTTTGGTTGTTCCCCAAATCCGGATGTTCTTGGCGTTGTGCAGAACAATCCAATCGTTTCCGAAGTCGTCATTGATATGTTCTACGCGACCGATATAAACGAATCCTCGATCCAGCACGGCAATCTTGATATCGCCAGCATTGGCGGGCACTGCAGCGTCTTTGCGGACGTATTCGATATCATCGATCTTGATGGTTTCATGCTTGCTCATTCATATCTCCGGTTAAGTTACCAACCTAGGCAATAAACTTCATAACTTCGCTAAATACCGCTGGATCTGTTGCGCTGCGGTAGCACTCGATCAGCCGTGCCTCGGTAATACCGTCCATAACCATGCCCTCGGCAAGCTTGCGGAACTGGCCGGACATTGCCAGCGTCTCGAGCAGGATGCAGATGGCGTCTACCTGGTTCTCGTCCGGTTCCCGGATCGTGATCTCGTCTATTTCTGCCAGTTCACGATCATCAGCTTCTTGGAAGCGGTAGTAAGCGTCGGGGCGGTCGTATTCGGACATATCTGCTACTCCGGTGCGTTGTTGATGTATGGTACTGTAAACCCCATCTTACAGTAAGTCAAGTAGTTCTTGCAATTATTTTTCATTGAGCGTAATATCGCTTTATGGACAATGAAATTAACAAGGCTATGGATGGTTTGCGCAAGGCGTCTGCGGCCAGGGCTGGGAAGGTGTTGGAGTACAAGGCCAAGGGATTAAGCCATGCGGAGATCGCCAAATTGCTAGGCGTAAGTCGCCAGCGCATTTATCAGATACTGGAGCGCCACAATGCCGCCAAACCAGCCTAGAACCGCCCCCAAGCTGCGATTGCCACGAACAGCGCCTACAGATGGCCGGTCTTGGGCAAAGCGCCTGCAGGCCCGGCATGAGGCAGGGGAGCACTTACATGAGTGCCAGATAAGTGCGTATACGCAGGTTTTGGGGATTGCCAGGCTATCGGCTTCGGAGAAAGAGGCGCGGGAAGAGCGGTTAGGGATGATGGAGTATTGAAATGGAATGGTTATTTTGCTGGTTTCTAGTGTTTCATCCGTACCACAATCACACTCACGGTCCTGAGCAAAGGCCGAACTTGACACACGTGGAGAAAAGCGTAAGATGATGTTGTCGCATTTGGCAGTGCGGCGGCTGTTAATTAGGGATGACGAATGCTGTATTATTGTTTTTACGCATGCGGATTGGTGTCGGGTAATACCGATACTGCTCCCACCGTCATCCGGCAGTGCCAGCCGTCCGCAGCCGTAAGAGCAATAACCTAAGCCCTCCTTCCTCTTCAGGATCGGGGGCTTTTTCTTTGCTTGCGACCGGCAATGCGTCGGGGACTCAACGGTGCGTATTGCGGATACCAGCCCACGGGAAAGGCAAGAGTGGCTGGCAGGGTGGCGAAGCTAGCGCCCTGTGCCGAACGGCTGGCGGGCTAATGCGGCTCCGGCGTGCATTAGGTGAAGGCTTAGCTAAACCGCTAGGGATGGCTAGGCTTTGCTCACCAGCAAGCATTATCCTTAAATACTAAGAGACATTAATGGATAAAGTAATCATTGGCGATTGCACTCTTTATCATGGGGACTGCGATTTTCTTGTAGAGAAAATTGGTAATTTTGATCTTTTGTTAACTGATCCTCCCTATGGCATTGGTGAGGCTGCAGGAAAGAACAAATCTAGAGGAAAATTGGCGATTGCAAAAGATTTTGGTAATGATGATTGGGATAACGAACCGCCCCCGTATGAGTCTATTAAAGCGTTGAGAGACATTTGCAGGCTCCAAATTATCTTTGGAGGCAATTACTTTGATCTTCCCCCATCTAGATGTTGGTTGGTTTGGGACAAGATCAATGGGGACAATGATTTTGCGGATTGCGAGCTTGCTTGGACGAATTTAGACAAAGCAGTTCGCCGGATTCGATTTATGTGGAATGGGATGATTCGCGATGGAAAAGAGGATCGGGGGGATCATCCAACGCAAAAACCGGTGCATGTGATGGAATGGTGTCTTTCTCAAGTTCCCGCAGCGTTAACGGTATTTGACCCATTCATGGGAAGTGGGACCACAGGAGTTGCGTGTGCAAACAGGTCGCTGACATTTACAGGAATAGAACGTGAAAGAAAATACTTCGACATTGCCTGCAAGCGAATTGAAGATTCCTACCGCCAGCAGCGTTTATTCGCTTGAGTTTCGGATCAAATGCATGCGCCGAGTCCTAAACAACCCTTACTGGCAGAAACTAGAATGGAACAAGAATCGGAAATCGTTAGAGACGGAAATCCAAATCCTAGAGAGGCAGTTGAATACCGCCGCAGCTACCTCATGCAAGCCCAAGCTCTAGCGATTGCTTATGGGGCCGTGGCATACGCCATCCAATGCATAGAGAACGGAAACCCTGGAACGCTTGCACTGCAGCAATTGAGGAAAGACCAGGCGGCGATAAAAGAACTTATGTGAGCATTTACCGCAAGGCAGCGAAGATAGACAATAACCAGACGGCCATCGTAAACGCGCTTAGGGCGATTGGATGCAAGGTTTGGTATATCCGTACCCCTTTTGACTTGTTATGCCGCTACAGGGGTTCCTGGCACGTTTTAGAGGTAAAGATGCCCAAGAAGTCATACACGCCAAAGCAGGAAGCGGACTTGCTGTTATTGGATGCTGGGGCGGTAAAGACGGTCAGGAGCGTCGAAGAGGCTTTAGATGCGGTCCGAGGCTAAGCCATGCATCCTTTGCAAGCTGCTGGGGTTGGCTGAAGATTCTCCGGCTGATTTCCACCACACCCGCGTGGGGCAAACATTTGGTCGGCGTGGGGTGGATGGGATCTGGCTATGCGCTGCACACCACAGAAATGGCCCCGATGCCATACACGTCATGGGAAAGAAAGCTTGGGAACAAAAGTTCTACACCGAACAGTTTTTGCTAGACAAATCAAGGGATTTGTGTTAATAAGCACTGAACAAAAGGGATGATATGCCGACGATCAGGGAAGAAATCCAGGCGAAGATGAATAACCTGGAAGCAGCGTATGCGGTAGAGAAGGCAAAGTTAGAGGCTGATTTAGCGGCTATTGGGCCGTTGGCAGAGCATGAGGTGGAGAGTTTAAAGACATGGGTGGCGGCGGTTGTGAAGCATTTCGGTCTGTAAAGGACGAGATTCGCCGGGCATTAGCCCAGTGCGATGCGCTTAGTGCCGCCATTGAAAAGGAAAGACGGTATGAAGATTCTGGACTCGGCAGGGTTTCACAGGTTTGCACCGAAACTGTGGCGAAAAACCCACACGATTACCGGAGACTATGTATTTGACGCCACGATTGAGCAGAGCCAGAACAAAGCAATGCATGCCAAGCTGCCAGATCACCTGGCGATGGATAGTGCGTATGGGCCTAAAAGCGCATACAGGGGCTATAGCAGCATGGCAGGGGATGAATAAATGACAACCTATATGCGAATAAGTGACGGCAAGCTACTCCCGAGCAACTGGTTTCGCCACATGCTAAACCGATTGCTGCGCCGCATTACGAATCAATAAGTTATCCACAGATTACATGGCATTCCAGAAAGGCAACAAACTAGCTGCTAAGAAAGGCATTATCGATGGTGCATTGCGCCGTGCTGTAGCGCAGGATGACAAAGATAGATTGCGCCAGATGGTCGAATCAGTGCTGGATAAGGCCGCAGATGGTGAATTGGCCTATGTAGCCTGGTTAGCAGATAGGTTGGATGGGAAGGTAGCGCAGCAGATAGAGGCTGTGGTGGATGCCAACGTGCAATTCGGTGAAACGGTAGCAAAGGCAACGGATATACGTGGGAAGCTCAGAAACCCTACTGCATAGCCTGCCACTGGAAGAGGTAATCGATGCATGGGACGAGTGGGATGGAGCCGGAACAGATCCCGCAGGAATGCGAGCCCTGGCACTGGAGGACAGATACTATCTGCTTGTTAAGATACTTAAACGGACTGACGTACTGCACCCATGGTTATATGAACGATGCCGGGAAGTGGAACGAAGTCCTGATGGATATCTCGACCTTTGGGCGCGAGAGCATTACAAGTCAACAATAATCACGTATGCCGGAATAATCCAAGAGATATTAAGAAACCCGGAGATTACGGTTGGCATCTTTAGTCACACTAGTCCGATTGCTAAAGCCTTCCTACGCCAAATCAAGCGCGAGTTGGAAGCGAACGTCACGCTACAAAAGCTGTTTCCTGACGTGCTGTACGAAAACCCCTGGAAAGATGCGCCGGTCTGGAGCCTAGATGCAGGCATTACGGTCAAGCGCAGCACCAACGCCAAAGAGTCCACAGTGGAAGCTCACGGACTGGTCGACGGTCAGCCAGTTAGCAGGCACTTCAGCCTCCTTGTATATGACGACGTGGTTGTGCCAGCTAGCGTTAGCACTCCAGAGCAAATCTCGAAGACAACTGAAGCCTGGGAACTATCGGATAACCTTGGCGCTGTCGGCGGACGCAAATGGCACATTGGCACTCGATACCACTTCGGGGATACATATGATGTCATGCTGCGACGCGGCGCAGTCAGGGAGCGAATATATCCCGCAACACATAACGGTCTGATCGATGGGAAACCAGTACTGCTGAGCCAGGCGGATTGGGAGCGGAAGGTAAGGGACCAGGGTGAAGCTACAGTTAGTTGCCAGATGCTTCAAAACCCGCTTGCCGGGCAGCAGCGGATGTTCGACATTAACGATCTACGAGTGTACGAAGTCCGGCCTGAGACCCTTATGGTCTACATCCTATGCGATCCTGGACGGTCCAAGAAGACTGATTCGGATAACACCGCCTACGCTGTCATTGGGATGGATTACGCGGGGAACAAGTACCTGTTAGACGGTTTCAGGCACAAGATGGATCTGATGGAACGCTGGGGCGCAATGAAGCACTTATACGTCAAATGGCGGCAGGCTAGCGGAGTACAGGGGGTGCGGGTTGGCTACGAAAAGTTTGGTGCCCAGAGCGACATTGATTATTTCCATGAGAGGCAACGGATTGACAAGATCAGTTTCCAAATTGAAGAACTTGACTGGCCAAGAGACGGGAATGCTTCTAAGGTTGATCGGGTGCAAAGACTTACCCCAGACTTGCGAAACCACCGTTTCTATATTCCTTACGCCACAGACCCCAAAAACCTCACAAAGCACCAGCGGGAGGCAAAAGAGGAAGGTTTCGGCCACCGTGTAAGCCAGAAGATCATTCGCAAAAGCGCGGATGCGGCGTATGATTTAACCGAGGACTTCAAGATGGAATTGCACTACTTTCCATTGGCCGGAAAGAAAGACCTCGTGGATGCTGTAAGCCGGTTGTATGACATGGACCCGGTAACGCCTGGCGGATGGGATGAATACATGGAGCCTGAGT